GTGGCGGCGTGCTTCAGGTGGGCACCCACCGCCCGCAAGTCTTTCTGCTCGATGTAGAAGGGGAAGTTGCTCCGCAGAGCGTAGCTCACGTCACTGGAACCAAGATTGAGAAGAGCGATCTGATGACCGCATACGTCTTTGATGAGGCTGTTGCCGATGTCCAGCATCACGAACGGAATGCGGGTCAGTTCCAACTCGACGGCCCCGGCCGGGTTCCCTTGCTGATCGACCGGCGAGCCGGTGATGTCATAGAACTGCAAGTTGACCTTGCCGGTGTCCGGGTTGATCCACAGGTAGCGATAGCGTTGCACCTGGACGGTCGGCAGGAAGTAGCTCTGGTCGAACTGCATCACCGTGTCCCGCAGCAAGACCGCCTGGAACTCGGAAGGGGCTTCAGGCTTCGAGCAGGTCCAACTGAGGATGTCTTCGATGTCGTAGCGATAGAGGTAAGGCGCGACGTTGCCGGTGTTGGCCAGTGTCGCGGTCGGCGGAACCCAGGGGGCATCGACAAAGATGCCCACCCGGCCCATGACCAGCAGTTCCGTCAAGACCTTCACCCCGATAAAGGCGTTCATCGTCGAGCCGCGCCGGTCCACGCCGAGATTCAGGCCATTGACGGCGTTCTGGTACGCTTTGCTGCCGCCCCGCCGGGTGATGTCCCTCATCCGCTGGTAGATGGCGTTGCGGATGTCGTTGATGGCCGCGCCGGCGAACCTGGGAACTGGCGTCACTTGCAATCGGGCGTTGAACTCCAACTGGTCTTCCCGCCCGGAGAACTTCTCCAGGTAGATTTGGCGGAACTCGTCGCCGCCATCATAGGTCAAGCGCCACTTGCGCCAGTCGGTCATCCCGCTCAAATAGCCGGGATGGCGCGAATCGACCAGATTGATGACTGCACTGTCAGGCATGACTGGTCCTTCTCACGTCACTTTTCCGATGTTCTCGCCGCCGGACGAAATCGGTGCCAACGACAGGCCGATGTCGGCGTAGCACAGGGAATGGGCAAAGTGGTCGGCACCCGTGTTCACGTACTCGGCCGCCAGGTTGCCCATGTCGTCCTTCTTGTAGGTGCGAACCAGGTTTTTTATGTGTTCGCGGTAGGTCAGCGAAATGTCGCGTGGCAAGAGGATTCGCGGTGGATTGCTCTTGAAGCGACCCAGCGTGCAACTCAGCCAATTGGTGCGGTCCACCGTGGCGAAGGGCGCTCCCGTCTCCTCCTCGCTCAAGGTCACTTCCTTGGCAGTCCGTCCTCGCCGGTATCGCGTCAGCCACACGTAGCCGTGAAACTTCTTGGCGAAGCGGCGGGCGTCATTGGTGAACGGGTCCGCGTCCACGACGCAGGCCAAGACCTGCCACTCCCGCATCAACTCGTCCAGATACCCCCATTCCTCGCCGGAGAACTTGCCGAACCACAACAGCTTGCCGATGGCCGCCGCATTGATGTCGGTGCCGGGGTGCCTATCGAACAACCAGTCCACGACGGAAATGTAGCCGGTCTTGCCCTGGTCCACGCCCATCGTTATCAAGCGGTCGCCGCCGATCTGCGGCCGGGTGTCGTTGATCGAGTGCCCTTTGATGCAGGCTTCGATCATCGCGTCCGTGACCTGGGCACCCTCACCGATAAACGGCACGCCCAGCTTGCTGCAATGGAACTCCGTGTTCGCCGCCTCGTCGCCGAGTCCGCGATGGTAGGCGATCACCAATTCGCCCGGCGTTACCGTGGACGAGTAAAGTTGGTTGATGCAAAAACCACGCGATTCTTCTGGCGAGACGTTCGGCTCTGTCGCCTGCCACTTGCCGCCCGCCAGGAACTCCGGCTTGGCTTCGTGCTCCAGCTTGTGCTTGCACTCCTTGCACTTGAGGAACGATTCCTTGCAGCGCGGGTCGTTGACCGATTCGCCAATGATCTCCACACAGTCCGGCCAGACCAACTCCGTCCATCGTCTGCAATGCGGACACTCAAAGACAAAATGTTCCTGGGTGCTGGTGAGGTAGAGCTTGTGGATGCCGTACTTCGGCACGGTCGGCGTCGAGATCGCCAGGATGTGTTTCTCGATCTGGCCTGACAGTCGCTCCAGGGCCAGCCATACCGCGTGAATGTCCATTTCGTCCATCTCGTCCAAGACAAGCTCGGACACCGGGATGGACTTCAAGTTGCTGTCGCCACGGCTCCCGCGAATGTAAAGGACGTTCCTGCCGGTTGATTTCAGCCCAACGGTGTTCGTATCGACGAACAGGTCTTTCAAGTAAGGACTGAGCTTCAGTGCGGTGGCGAATCGAGCCTTGGAAAAGTCGCTCGCGTTGATCGCTGTTGGCAGGACGTAAAGAACGTCCCGTTTCGATTGGTCAAGAGTGAAGAAGGCACGATTGATCCCCGTCTCGGTGACGCCCAACTGGGCGGCCTTCATCGCAATCGTCCATGCGGCGTGGCTGTCGTGAATCTCACGGCACCAGGGGTGCCGCACGAAGCTGTAAGGACCGTTGAAGGGTGCCCCCATCACCCGCCGGTGTTCGGACCACCGGCTGCACGACCGCAGGTTCCTGCTCTCAAGTCCTTCGCCCAAGGCTTGTCGCAACTCGTCCACAAACTTCATGGGGCGGCGTCATGTTTTAGTGGTTGCGTCTCAGGTTCGCGTAGGTCAGCGGCAAGTGCGGCTCGCTGGTTGCTTCGGCGTTCGGCCTGGCGCAACCTCGTGTTTCGTTCTCGGCGAGGACGGGAGCCAACTGACTCCACGGGCTTCGGTGCCGGTGCCGGCTTCGGCTCGTCGCAGTTGCGGCAGCGGCGGCTCACTGACAACCCCAGCCGTTGCGGATGATCGTCAGGACTTCGTTGGCGTCGTTCGTGCGCAGCGGCTTTCGCCCGCACAGGTAGAAGATGTACGTCGGCGTGGCCGTGATCTCGTATTTCCTCGCCATCTTTGGGTTTTCGTCCACGTCGTAGACCCGCACATCGACGCCCGCCGCCGCGATCTGGGACACCAGCGGCTTCTGCGCCTGGCAGGGGCCGCACCAGGACGCCGTGAAGACCAACATCACGGGCCGCTCGCAAGGATGGCCAGGCGGCATCGGGGCTTGCGGCTGCTCGCATCCAACGAGCACGCCAAGGACCATCAGGGCGAGGAACGTTCGTCGCTTCATCGCAAGGTTCTCCGATTCTCGGGCGGCTCGCGCCATCGCTGCGGGAGCCGCCGGAGAATCGGCCCCGCGTATGACCGCAGGGCCGACCTCTTTCCTACCGGCCCATGATGCACGTCACCCGAGGTGGGGAGCGGTGCGGCCGGTGTGTTGGCTTACGACTTGGCGGGGGCGGCGGGAGCAGGGGCCGTCGCCGTACTCGGGGCAGCCGCCGGAGCCGGAGCGACAGGCGAGGCCGGCGCAGCGGCCGGGGCACCCTCGATCTCGGCGATCTTGGCCTTAATCAGGGCCATGCCCTCGGGCGTGGCGAGCTTCCTGGCCAGCACGTTCTCGTAGGTCTGCTCCAATTCCTTCTCGATGGCGTCACTGCCGGACTCGACCAGCTTGGCGACATCGTGGATTTTCTCCACCATGTCTTGCACGTCGCCCACGGCGAAGTCTTCCAAGAGGGCGGGGAGCAGTTTCAATCCGTTGTCCCGCAGCTTGGCGGCGAGCACTTGGGCGGCGCGTTTCTTCGCCATCAGCTTGGTGTTCTCGCCGTAGAGCCACTTGCCAACTTCACGACCGATCAGCACGGCGACCACAGCGGCCAAAATCCAGATCACGACGGTGGGGTTCATCTTTTCTTCTCCGGGTTTCAAGGTGGCCGTCCTTCGACGGCCGAAGGTTCATGGGAAATGCAGACGATGCGACTACTTCACGGGAGGATTCAGCTTGTCGTACAGCTTGCGGCCGTAGCCGGCCGTCATGCCACCGAGCACGCCGACCACGCACACCAGGGTCAACGCCCAATAGGGCGGCTCAGCCTGCACGTCGGGATCGACATTCGGCGGGCCGTTGTCGTCGATCGGCTGCGGCTCGGGGTCCGGCTGCGGGTTCGGCTGGGGTTTCGGGCACGGGCCGGGACACCGTTTCTCCATATCCCTTCGCCAGGGCAGAACCGGCCGAATCCCTTGGGCCGCACTGACCGCGCCTGCCAAAGCACCGTTCAAGCCGGCCGCCGTCAT